CCTACTACACAAGACAGTGTGCTGCACACACACAAGGGAGTGTAGGCCGTCAACACAAACCAGTGTGTGTCGCATCCACGCCCACAAGTGTGTGTCGCATTACGATGCAAACGTGTGCGCGGGGGCGATGCGCGTGGAAAAAATCAGGTCATCGAGATCGAGGTCGAGACCACGGCGCGGCTGTTTGTTCACCTTGGCCGCGTCTTTTGAGCGCGGAGCGCGGGCGGGCAATGGTGAACAAACAGCCGCCGAACGGTTCGCTCTGCTCACCGCTAAAAAAGATGTTTCTCGCTAAGAGAAAATACGTTCTCAAAATGAGAAAATACTTATCGGGACAAAAGGACACGCTTTTATTGCAACCTGAAAAACGCTATTTTTTCAGAAAGTCTTGGAAGCATGTCCCGTTGTCCTGTTTTGTCCCGATAAAAAATAAAAAAAAATCGCGATTCTTCTTGACCTCAGCGTCGTAGATGTATACATTATATATATCAACCTTTTCCCAAGGAGGGAGCTATGTTATACTTCACCATCTTAAAGCAAGCGCGGCGCATGTCGTTTTGCCCTGTGTTGCCCGACGGCGAGTTTGGCAGCGACGGCAAGGAGTTTTACGTTTACTTCTTCTCGACAGAGGCGATTGTCGCAGGCCGCGACGGGAAGGTTTACCTCTTCCACGTCCGCGAACTAAAGGACGACAAGCCCCTTAACGGGCATGCTGCAATCAGTGGCTACATGGTGCAAGGAGAGGATCAGCTAACATGACAAAGCTAATTCTCAGAAAGTTCAACGTCTTGTACTGGGGCTTTGACTACGGCAAGCGTGCACCGTTCAAGAACTACCTCTTCACGGACGACAACGCGGCCCGCAAGTGGCTCGCACAGCAGGGCGTGGCAAGAGAGGTCAATCTGGACGAGTACCTGCTTTGCGATTGCGGCACATGTGATCACTGCACGGGTAATTACATCCACCGGACTTTGACCCATGGCTAAGACCCCCAAGACGGCCACCGTGGCCAGCAAGCGCGAAATCAATCGCCTAAAGAAGCAGTCGGCGGACTTGTGGGTATCCCTGACGGATGTTGAATGCAACATCAATTTGATTGTGAGCTACCTACTGGACAACCAAGAGGCGGACGCTATTCAGTTGACGGACGAACAGTTGACGCGGCTCCGCAAGGCGAGGGAGGTCCTAAGTTCGTTCGACGGCGACATTGGCGCACTGACGCCGGGCGATTAGTTCGTCGAGAAGGGTGGCCTCATCGAGATTGAGGTCGCTCTTCTTTGGCACACCTACCACACAAACAAGTGAGTATTGCCATGAAGCACAAGCTCCAAAATCGCAGCAGAGAAGAGTTGGTCGAAGAGTTGGAGACCATGACGGAAAACGAACTGATAATGATGGTCTTGTTTCTCTGGGAAGATCTCGAATTAAAGGCCGCTCAGGCCAGCGAGTTGACCCGCCAGCGCAACGGTTACAGGGAAGAAGTTGGCTGGTTACAGGATCACATTGACTTCTTGATGGGAATGGAGGGATAGCCCATGACACTGGAAGAGGCGCAAGCCAAACTCAAAGAGGTAGAGGTCGAACGCGATACCCTACGTACGCAGTTGACGGACGCCACCAACAGCCGCAACACGTCGAGCCTACAGAGGCACGCCTTGAACGCAGTACTGGAAGCCCACAACATCACGTTTGACGTGGAGACGGCGAATCTGTCCGCGTTGACGGTAGGTGCGGACGGCGCAGTTGCTGGGGAATTCGCATACACTCCGCCCGCTGTTGAGCGACAGACGCAACCGCCAACCGCTGTTGAGCGACAGACGCAACCGCCAACCAATGAGCAGCAACCACAACAACAACCGCCAACCAATGGTCTGACTATCGAGCACATAAAAGCTATGTCCGAGGATCAGATCAATGAGCGATGGGACGAAGTATCGGTCGTCCTTGAATCGCAGAGAGGATAGTAGCATGGAGCAAATCTATCAGGCTTTGGCTTTGGGCCTTGGCCTTGGGGTGTTCGGAACCATTGCTAACTTCATTCCGCAGGTTTGGAGTGCGCGTCTCTTGCGAGAGTTCCGCAGGGCGCGGCGATGGAGGCGAGCCGTTACGGATGTGTCGGACGAAATATCCCGTCAGGGCGACACTATCCACGTAGGGGAGATTACGTCGGACGTAACTATCAGGGATTACGACAAGACGGCGGATATTGCCGCCCCAGAAATCCAAGATGACTCGGAGCAGTCCTTCAAAATCGACCAAGGCAAATACTTTAACATCGCGGTCAATGACGTGGACCGCGTCCAGTCCCAACCCGCTCTATTGCCGAGGTTTACCAACCGTGCTGCTTATGAGTTGGCCCTGAATTATGACGACTATATCCGCGGCCTGTATATCGGCTCTGGGCAGTCGAGCTTTGAGACGACCGGAGACATTACGGGCAAGGCCAAGCCCACAGCAGCGGCCAAATCGATTCAGAAACAGCGGCTGGTTATCGCAGGCATCAAGGACGGGGGCGTTGCAGGCAACACGGATAGGGCGACCTACACGGCGGCCTGCAAGGCGTTCGCGGAAGAGGTGTTTTTCTTGCAGCGTCTATTGCTCGACCTGAACTGGCCTTTCGGCGATGAAGATACCGGCGGCGAGGGCGGCGAGGGGAGTGGCGCACAACCGTACGCCATTATCAATACCAAGTCTTACGAAGCGTTGACGTGGTATGTCTTGACGGAGTTCGGCGGGACGGGTGCTCTACAGGATTCGACGGTGAGGGGCGGATTCATGAAGCAGTTGTTCGGCTTCAACTTTGTCCCCGACCCGGGTATGTCCAATGCGAACCCCGTGGCCAACAAAGTAGGAAAAGTTCAGATCGCTATAGGTATGCCAGCGGGCATCTACTCCGCCGAACAGATCAGGCAAACCGAAGCGTATCGCCCTGAAAAGCGTTTTCAGGATGCCGTCAAGGGGCTATCGCTCTACGGTGGAGCGCGTGTTGATGCAACGCAGTTGTTCGCTGTGGTGCAGGCTGCTGGGACAGCAGTGGGCAAGTTCGACGTGAACGGCGCAGGCTGATAGGGAGACAGTTTGCGCTTTGGTGGTGGCCCGTCTCGCTGGGGAGTGAGGGTATCGGGCCACTACCACGCAAATAGAAAGGAGAATAGGGCGGGCGGCTGCGCTTCTAAAGAGCCTTTAATCGGGCAGCCTTGGGAAAGGGTGGCCAGCCGCTCGCTCTGAAAAATGCAATGGATACGATTCACCTTACGATCACTTCCGAGGAGAGTGTCAAGAGCACTTTCACTAATGCGGATTCCGAGCAAGCTACTGCTACTACTACTCGTGTGTCTGCTGCTCTTCCCCAAGTTGAGCATGTGCATAGCATTGAGCCTACTACGCTCTTGTGGCTCCTGCTTGTTTATTTCGTTGTCCGCATGGCTCAACCCTTCATCGCTCATCGGCGGCGCATGGTCAACGGCGAAGGCGACAGTCAAGCTGATAGTGCCCGGCCTATAAAGAAAGCCCCAGTAAAGCGCACGCCGCGCAAATAGGAGAATCCCATGTATATAACTGAACATGACGCAACGGAAATATTACAGGGTGAAGGATCAATCCTTGATTGGCCTGACGACGTTGCAGTTAGAGCACAGCTTATTGAACGGGCATCGAGGCGAGTAGATCAGCTTGCCTTTACGACGGAAGAAGAGGCGCGGGTAGGCGGCAAGTCTCCGCGCTATACGGATAGCTTTGTTACGGGCGTTGATGTTGACGATAGGGACGACGACAATGCAATTCCGCAAAATCTCGCCGTTCAGGTTGCCTTGCTTGCGCTCTGGTATGCCCAAAATCCAAACAGCTTCTATAACCGCTCACCGGCCGGGGAAGAAAGTCTATGCAAGGCTATGTCCGACCTACCTCTAAGTGTGCAGACGGGCTTATGGGCCTATGTGTCGGACGAAGTAAAGATTGACGTGGACGAACTCCCACAGACCAAGCAAGACAGACAGGCGGGCGGCTCCATGTTCAGAGAGGGCGTTGATGAAGGCGTCCCCGCTATAGATGCTACGGCGCGTGCCGCTGCGGCCAAAGCGGATCGGGATGCACTTGAGGCGCAGGCTGCGGCGCAGGCCAACGCGGAGACGATAGCCGCTGGCGACCTGACGGACGACCAAGAGGCGTCGGACGTGCCCGTAGATTCAAGCGCATTTTCGGGGCACTTGACGCAGGCTGACGACACGGTTCAAAAGGTAGCCGACGCACTGGACGGCTTGGATATAGGGGACGGTTTGAGTTGGGAAAATCTGCTAGCGGATGCGCAAGTGATGGGGGAAAATCCCCTTGCCGATAGAGTCTTAAGAAGGGCCATTACAAAGATAACTGTTCCAGGCGTTAAGGCGAATCAGTTATTAAGTTTTTTTATGACGGCTGATTACTCTATTTCCCTCAAGACCAACCCCAATCCTAATGTCTTATATTATCTTTACACTTTCGCTTCTTTAGCCGACGGCACTGAGCCATACACAAACGAAACAGACAAGGCTATCTTTATCAACAATAGCAATGTCTTTGCCCGATTGGGCGACAATGATAAGCCCACTGTAGTGTCGGGCGAAGATAGTGCGTCTTTTGAAATTTGGACTAAAGAGGCGGGCGATTTAGAGTTTTACATCATAAGGTCTCTGTCTAATTCACGCGGCAATCCGGGTTTAAATTTAACGCTTGACGCTATTAACTTCTCCGCATCTTCCATCACCAACGTAGCAGTCTATATGCAGCAGTCCATTACGGCGGGTGATCCTACGGCACGATCTGCGGCGGATGCGGCCAAGCGGGCGGCGGCGGCAAACGCTACAAGAATCCAACTCAATAATGAAGCTATCATCGGCGTCTCTGGGAAAGTTGACGCTATCCGCCAGTTGCCCGAGTTCCCCGACGCGGGATCACGCGACAACAAGGTAGCCAAGTTTGACGGCGATACACTCGGTTGGGAGGCGGACGCTGAGGGTACGGGTGGTGGAGGCGCACAGGGAGGCGGACCCGCACGGGCTACAACGACGGACGTGGACGCCGAGACAGACAACGCCAAGTATATGACGGTGTTGATGACATTCCGCGCTATCGCCCGCAGGGTAAAGCTGGCGACGACGCGGACGGCGGGTATCATTCAGATAGCATCAAATACAGAGGCTCAGGCGGGCACAGACGAAACTAAGGCTATGACGCCAGGCGGCACACGGGGCCTTGTGGCCAGTATCCTAAATGCCTTTAAGGCGGGCAACACGGAGATCGACGGCGAATCAGACGACACTAAGTTCGTTACCACGGCCAAGGTTTTCCGCGCTATAGGGCGCAAGGTCAAGACGGCAAGCAGTACCGTGGCGGGTATCGTCGAGTTGGCCAACCAGACCGAGGCGGACGCAGGCACAGACACCACTAAGGCTATGACGCCCGCACTGGTAAAGAGAGTTGTGGACGCGGGCGGTGGTGGTGGAGGTCTTACGTCAGTAGGTGCCGGAGGTAAGAAGTTGAGCGCAGGTGATTTTTATGTGAGCAACGCTAAGGCGTCCGATTTTGATGGCTTGGGGGTAGTTGAAGTGGTCTCTAGTTCCGCTGCGCCCGTAACCTTTTTTGACCCAACGAGACTAAAAGACGTTACCGACATAGAAAACTTTGAGGGGTCAGGTGGCATACATTACCCGGGTGATTTTGTTATGGGGAAAGTATCCGCAGCTATTGCTTCGTCTCAAAGCGATGTTTCCCAAGCAGACGTTGGAAAACTGATTATCAATTTTCATGGCATATCTTCCGTTAACGCGTTTAAGATATAGAGAGGAGATAGGCTTATGCCACTAACGCTATTGCTCAACCAAGAGACGCCGGAGCGTATTCGTTTTGAGCGACTTGAAGAAGTAAGCGGCACACAAAAGCTCTATCGTTCTGGCTTTGTCTATGCCAAGCTGGTGGGTATGACGCGGACAGAAGAGTTTGTCGGTGGTGGCGTGGACGAAGATGGTAATCCTGTTGACCCGACGCCCGTCATTCGCTTGTTGGCCGAAGTAGAGATCACGAAGATGAATATTGACTTCCTGTTATTGGGGGAGTTTTACTTTGACTTGCGCGGGCTACGTTATGAGGTGCAAGAGTATGCTGCCAGCAAGGACGACAACGGCGAAACTGTTGTGTTGGGCACATTCCTGTTGTCGGCATCTTCGCACGGCAAGGGCGGCTCCAGTCAGGGTCTTGAGATAGACGACACTTTTCTTGATGTAGTGATAGACCCCGCCGATAGAGGTGCGCGTATCCTGTTTGGTATCGCAGACGGCGACGGTGGTCTTATCCCAGCCATAGCAACGGCGAGAGTAAAGCGGACGCTTGGCACACACCAAGAGATCGGGCAAGACGTACCCTACGCTACAGTAGTTACTCAGCAAAACCAAATCGTCAGGAAGAAGCAAGACAAGCCCGACAATACCGGAGATTTTGAGCCGAGCGCGAATGAATGGGTTCTTACGTATGCGGCCCGCAAGTCTTTTTTTCAGGGCGTGCACCTGTCAGACCTGAACGACGTGTTCTATGTCAGCTTTGAGAAAATGAGCACGTCATACATAGGCGAAGATTCATTAGATTCAAACGTCTATCCTACATTTGGCGATTCTGACGGTACGCCCCCCACATGGCCCGAGAGTGCGACGCCGGTCCCTTGGAATATAGACGTAACACGGCCAAGCGGCGATTCTAAGTTTACGGGGTCAAAGTTCTGGATTCGCTTTAACAAAAATGAAAAAGGGGAAATATCAAATAGCATTGCGCCCGTCTTTGTAGATGGTGATGCGTATCGTTTGCGGACGGGGCAAGATAAATCTTCGGGCGTAGTCGTCGAGCCTATATGGGACGCACTGCTGGGAATAACTGGGCTATTGGTTCTTGAGGATGGGGGTGTATTAGTAAAGGGCAAGCAGTTTTTAAACCTTTTCAGCGATCAAAACGAAATGCAAAACATTTACCCGAGGTCTGAGGCCGAACAACTTCTTATGAATTTCGCGTGGGATCACAGAGATGCAATATTTGTAGGGATGAGTGCCGCAGCAGAGGGTGGTGTTGTTCGTTGCGAGCTATGGCACTAAGGCTAAGATCATGCCAAATTTTATCGCACCGTCAGACGTGTTTCATATCCAATTAGGGCTTGGCTTGCGAGCCTCATTTCTCCGCTTTACTGGACTACGGCCCAATCCGCAAGACGTAGCCGCTGCTATTGCTGAGGTGGTCGAGTTTTATAACCGCTTGGCTACGGACGCTGCCAATGAACTCAAGGCGACTGTCCCAGTGCGGACGGGCCTTATGAGGCGGAGCACTACAAGGCGACAAAAGAGGGGCGGACGGCTGGCCGTTGTTCAAGAGACGCGCATTAGCTCTGTGGCCAGAAATAAACGGGGCGTAGAGTATGCGCCCTACGTGGAGCGATACGAGCAAGCATTAAAGCGCGTTGTGGCCAAGACACAAAAACGGATTGCTGCCAAAATATTCAGACACAAGCTATTGTATTTTCGCGTTGTAGTAGGTAGAATCTCTCACCGTGCAGGTGTGCATATGGAGGCCAAGAAAGAAGGTCATGTGTTGGTGATGCGGCTGAGCGTGTTGAGTATAGGGAGCGCATTCAGATGAAAACATCCGAAGTCAAAAACTTCCTATCGCCACGGCAACGCAAGCTCGCATCTTTTGTCGAGGACGGCCACTACTTCATGTTATGCGAGGGTGCTTTCCGATCCGGCAAGACGTTCATCATTACATTCTTCTTCTTCTTCTTCACTCAATTGTTGCGCCGCAACTATCACCATTTGGTCTTGGGCAAAAACAGGGGCATTATCGAGACGGAGATATTGCCCAAGTTCAAGTTGCTGGCCGACATTTGCCGCGTCCGCTATCACTATACCCGATATGACGGCACGCTGACCGTTGGAAAGCAGGTGTATCATGTTATCGCTGGTAATGACGATAGAGACAAAGAACGTCTTTACGGTTATACAATGCACTCAATGCTTTGCACTGAAGTTACCCGAGTTCCAGAGGAGTTCTTCAAAGCTGCGACGACCCGACTTACGTTTGAGGGGGGTAAGATTTTCGCTGACTGCAATCCTGAAGGACCGCAACACTGGGTGAAAACCGACTGGATCGACACTGGCATTGTCGATGTGAGGGAACACTTTACGTTTGAAGATAACCCGATCTTGACAGAGAAGAAGAAAGAGCAGTTCCGCAAGCAGTATGCCGGTGTGTATGCGCGGCGCATGGTTGACGGCGTCTGGGCGCAGGCAGAGGGTTTGATTTACCCCACGTATCACACGCCGATAAAGGGACTGGGCAGACCCAGCCGCGTGGACATTGGCATTGACTACGGATCAAGTTCACCGTCCGCTATCGCAGTGCTGGCCACGTACGGGACTGGCGAGGTAGCTACCCTGAAAGAAAGCCGCAGAATCAACGCCTCACCGTCCAACAACAAGACAGACGCGCAACTCGCCGACGAGATAGAGGCCGCGGCTTGGGACTGGAATGCGGCCAGCCTGATACTCGACCCGTCCGCCGTCTCGCTCCGCGCTGAACTGCGACGCCGCAAGAGGGAGACCAAGAAAAAAGACCGGCCAAGAAACTGGGCTATCGTCAATGGAAAAAACGACCTATTGCCAGGTATCCGCTTTTTGGCCACACAGTTGGAGCACGGCGGGATATTGGTCGATGACGGCGACTGCAACAAGGCTTTCCGCAGAGAGCAACAAGATTACTCATGGAGCGAAGATGAAGAAGATACGCCCATTGAGGTCAACGCGCACACGCTGGCCGCTTTTCGCTATGTGGCCTACACTCGCTTAGGGCGGCGCAGAAGCGGCCCGGGCCGAAAACCAGAAGGAGCCTAAACATGGCACTCGAGGCAATGAACCAAATCCGCAACGGCGAAACCCTAATGCAAGAGACGGAGCTAGGGCGAATCAACTATGTTGTCGCCAACCGCAGACTTTTCGAGGGTGATTTTCGCGAGCTTGGAATCGCACCATCTGACGCGGACGCCTTGCCCTTGCGGATCAACTGGTTTCGCAGAGTGGCGACGTTTTACCCGGAGTTCATGTTTGCAGAGCGGCCAACCGTCGTGATCGAGGGTAACGACCGGGCAAGCGATGCAATCAACCCTTATCTCCCAAGTTCGACGGACGCGGGGATTTTCGACTGGTGGCAGATGTTAGAGTTTGTCAATACCGATATGCTTCGCTTTGGCCGGGGCGTCATTGCCAGCGACCCAAACGACGCGCTTTCTTTCGTCCGCTTTGAGCCGGACAACTGGTACGAAGTGGTGGACGGACGCGGCGAACACATAGGCGACATTTGCATTAGGCGACGCCCGCGTGCGTTCAACAAAGAAGGTCGCGTTGATGTGTATCGCTTCCCCGTCGATGATAACCCGAGTTGGGATATTTACGAATTAGAGGGCGATAGCTTGGGCAAGTTCATTGAGCGCGTCGTCATTCCCGACCGCTTGGGGCGTCAAGTTCGGACGCTATCGGCGACGATTGACAACACTTCGATTTTTGACAACATGAGAACCTCTGTGCGCAGTATGTCCAGGGACGTTGCCCGCTTAGATCGCACTCTTGAGCGCAACAGTAATCCGCACCTTTACGGACCAGAGGGGATGCTTGAGAAAGACGCAGCAACGGGGCAATTCAGGATAGACCCAGAGGGAATGTTTTTTCCACTCGAAGAAGATGACCAAGTACCAGGCTATACGCAGTGGCGCAGTGAGATTCAGGCTTTGGAGTGGGATTTCAACAACCACGAAAGAACGGCCCTTGTTCAAGCTGGTCTCTCCCCGTTGCTGTTCGACCCAGCGCAGGAGACAAACGCACTCTCCGGCGTATCGCTCCGGCGTACGCTTATGCCAACTTGGGCGCGACTGCTACGAATGCGCGACGCCAACAACAGCCTACTGAGGCAAATGGTGATGCTGTGGAACGCGAATCGGCGGTTTGTTGGAGCGGAGGTTTTCGCTTTCCAAGCCGCAGACATTCGGATCGATTGGCCCTTCATGGAGTTGTTTGAAGATATTACAGATGGAGGTAGCGACGATGGCGGCGCAGGTGAGTAAGCGCGAATTGATAAGCTATGTCGAGAGTATGGCGAGAGACGAAGATGGGACAGTTACCAACCGCCTTAAAGCCATTGAGTTCCTGCTTGAACACAGTGAAGAGGGGGACGGTGAGGTTCAAGAGGTTTGGGATGAGCTTTTCTTAGTGGGCGAACAGCAGGGCGATTGAAGTGCTATCCCTCAAGGCCGCAGAATCCGGCGTGTTCATCGCCAAGAACGCCGCAGCATCCGATAATTTCCGTATAGTGGGCGGCTCTCTATCGCACTGGGACAAGATGCAAAACCGTTGGGTTCCCATTGTGGACGGTCCACACCTATCCGCGCTCTGCTGCGACCTATACACGCGGGCAAACGGCATGGTGGCAAGCCTATCGGATGCCGTCGAGGGCCGCGTCGGGAGCCTTGCGCGTGGCCGCATCAACGCAGAGTTTGCGCGTCGTCAACTGGGCAACCACACCACGCCCGCGCATTTGTGGGGCTTTAAGAGTGGGGTTTTCAACGTAAGAGACCCTAATGAACTTAGGCCAGCAGAAAAAGATGACTTTGTTACTCATTTTCTCCCATACGACCTTGAGCGCGGCGCGGAACTTCCAAGTGAGCTTGTGAACGTGATATTCTCCGCGTTGGAGCAATCGGATGCGATGACCGACCTACTGCTTGACCTGCTCTGCTATATGATGTTCGACACTAACCGATTTCAGCGGTTCTACTCATGGTACGGTATAGGCGGGGCGGGGAAAGGGTTGCTGACGCGGTTATTGATCGCGCTGCTTGGCCGCAATCGCTGCTATTCGCTGGATACCGACGCGCTTTACCAAGGTCGATCCGACCAACTCGTTGCTGCGGACGGCAAGCAATTACTCGTCTTGCAAGAGGCAGACCGCGCTATGCCCAAGGCCAAGCTAAAGGCATTGACCGGCGAAGATATGATTCAGGTCAGGGCGTTGTATGGGACACCGTTTGAGTTTGTTTTTGATGGTCATTTTCTCATGGTGAGCAATCCGCCATTCCCTGAAAACATGGTTGATACGGGCATATTGCGGCGCATTGTCCCAGTCCAATTCAGTCGCGCAGCTACCAAGCCAGATTTATCACTGGAGCCGCGCTTGCTGGGTATGCTTGGGCAAATATGCGGCGCACTGTTTGATAGATGGGAGAGGCGCGTCAAGGACTGGTCGGAGTTCCCGACAACAGGCGAGATAGCAAGGGATTTAGAGTTTTACACCATGCAGGAAGATAGCCCAAAGTCATGGTTGATAGAGCATGTGAAGAAAGACATGGACGGATCACTGAAAATGTCTGAGATAATCGCCCGTTACGAAACAGAGAAAGGAGAGTTGAAAGACAAAGAACACGAGCGCATCAAAAAGGCTTTTCAACGTGCTCTGCGCTCAGACTTGGGCGTGAAGTTGAAGAATGGCCGAGAATATGCGGCCAGTTGGATAACCGCAGGCGACACACTGGACAGTGTAGAAAACACACAAGTGAGTGTAGAGCCTGAACCTATCGACGCACACGATCTAATAGCGGGTCGAGCGTCATCTTCCAGAGGAGAACTTGATATGAAAGCGGATTATTACGAAAGCGTAACCCACAAGACGCCCAAGGCCGAGACTTTCGGGGCTATCTTATGGGACGGACGGGCCGCCAAACACACGATAATCGACATTCGGGCCAAGAAAACCAACAAACTGAGCTTGCCCGCGCTCACACCGTCCGCGTGCGGGGCGAGAGAGCGCAACGACGAAGAGGCTGTCAGGGCGCACAACGGCTGGTTGGTTTTCGACGTTGACGGGATCGGCGACGAAAAAGAGGTCGTGAAGCAAAAGCGGCGTGTCTCAGAGTTCCCTTTTGTAGTTGCTACTTGGTTGTCGCCCAGCGGGAACGGTATCAAATTCATGGTTCGCTTGGCGATGAAACCGGACAGCGTGAAAGAACACAAGTTAGTGTATCTCGACATCGCAAAGTGCTTGGCACTGAATGGTGTGGAAGTTGATCAAAGCTGTGCGAATCCGTCAAGGCTTTGCTTTGTTTCGTATGACGAACTTCCGATCCTGAACTTTGAAGCGGAGCCTTACCGGCCAACTATCGGGGCAAGACCTTTTGATGTTGGCTATCCGATTGACGGACCTTGGCCTGAAGGTGAACGGCACGCCATGCTTGTCAAGTGCGCGGCGCACTACTTCAGGACGACGGACAGAAAAGCGTGGAATATGTGCGTCGGGCGACTGCAAAGGACGTTTGAATGGGAGAAAAAGCAGATGCTCAAGGATAATCCGGCGTTGCAAAAGGAATTTGACGACGCGATACAGTCCGCAGAGCAAAAGTATCCCAAATAGCATTATCGACACTCACCAAGCAGTGTAAATAGGGCGAGCATTAGGATCAGAAACAAGATGCTCGTCCTATCTTCTTTTCTATTGCTCATTTATACACTCCCTTGTGTGTGTCTGCACACTGTTTTGTGTGGAAAAATAGAGAGAAATTTCAAAAAATGTCATTTTATACACAATTTAGTGTTGACAATCACACTCTTTTGTGTTAGCTTAGTAGCTGCGCTACTAAGCTAACACAAAAGAGTGTGATTGTC